CGTTTACAAAGTGCTTTAACAGCGCATTGTACAGTTCGTCAGGCATTGTATCTTTATCAAATTTAATTTTCATTCTTCAACTCCGAAATGTTTTTTCATATAAAAGGCTTCATACCTACTATGAGGATAGTATTCTGTAATATAATTGGCACATTCCCGAACAATCAACTCGGCGAACTTTTCTTTATCAAAGATCCAGCCCTCGCCACTGTTTGATGTTGGCTCAATATAGGTAGTAGCCTGTTCAGTAAGTTGTTGAATTATTTTGTTCATGCTAAATTTCCTATATAGGGCGCATTTAACCATTTGGCATAAGTCTCTGCTTGTTCACTAATCTTAGTCAACTCATACTTACCACAGAATCGCATAAAGTGAATACCAACTTGAGGGGTAGTAGTTGTACGAACACCTTCAATGATACTAGTATCAACCTTGTCTTTGATATCCTGAGGTTGTGCAGTCAAATCAATTAAGATACGATTACGTTCATAATCCTCACGTACACGATGTTCTACCCCATTATGGTCTAGCCAGCGTTGAAGTAGTAAATTGTTCCACTGATAGCCCTGTTTTTCTCTATCAGCATATGCTTCCATCAAGCCAACTTTATTCTTGCTACCTTTCTCACGTACACCCGGATAAGCACTGAACACATTGTCAGTACCATCACCACGCATACATTTTTTGAATAGTAAATATTGTGGATCTTCTAACAATTTAGGTTCTTTTGTTTTCTTATCTTTGACAATCTTACCCTTGTCATCAAAATAACCATCCAATGTAATCAGTTGATTAGCTACCCCATTATATTGTTTGACATTTTGATTGATAAGTTGAACATAGTCACTATCGCTACTGATAATGAAATGTTCGTCATCGGGATGCAAGTGAATGAAACGTGCAATTAAGTCATCAGCCTCAGCCTCAGCATGACGAAGGACACTGGTATTGGTTTTCTCACGTAAGAAGGTTGTGAAAACATCGTATGTTTCCCAGAACATTTTATTTTCTTCAATCTCTGCTTCTGTCTGTGATAGTGTATCAACGATACGATTTTTCTTGTACGGCTCGTAGAAACTTTTGCGCCAGCTACGACCCTCTAAGCAAAACACAACGTGATCCACACCAAACTTGCGAACAATTTGATTAGTACTTGCCAATGTTAAGTGTAGTGCCATGCCGATCTTTTCCCATGTATCACTGTTACGTGATGCAATGTGACGGGCACGGAAGAATGTATTTGCTGTGTCAATGAGTGCGTATTTCATGTGTCTATTATATACTACTATTTAGATGTTGTCAACTATTAATTGTTCCAAAAACAGATCAGGATTATCTTTAATATCTTTAAAAATTTTACTGGGACTAAAAGGCAGATATTCCTGTTTGATACGATAAATTTCGGTATAATTGCAAGACACAATCCTATCTTCAATTGTCTTAATCATTATTTGTAAATCATTTAGTTCGCTGTTTGGATCAATCCATTCAAGTTTTCGATCAATTAAAACTAATAATTCACTGCGATATTGATTTTTAAACCAACGCTCCAAAGCCTGTATCTGTGACTTTTTTCCATAATATAAATTACTAAACGTTTGAATTGATGCAGATGGATAGCAATACCCTTTTTTCAAGCGCCGTTCTGCACTTGTGGTAATACCAAACCCTTTAATCTTATTGTGTGATAACTCTAGTATATAGAACCACGAGTAATCACCAGTCAATACCAATTTTTGCATAGCTATCTACCTTATTTTTAATTTCTTCGGGTAAGTAATCGTAAATGTCTTTACCATTGTGAATAAAATTATAAGCATGACTAGTTACTTGAGAACCATTCAACTTCAAATAAATTTTTTGAATAATAGCTAAAAAGCAATCATCTGTTGGACTAGGTACTTTTCTTGCTAATGGATTACAAGCCTTGAACCAACGCTCATGTGCATTAACAACTTCAGTGCGGGCGCCTGCAAGGTCTGTGAAAAAGTCAAACACAATAGCATTCAAATGGTCTGATAGTTTTGTTAACTCTTTTTTAGTCCATCCAACACTCTTGCCGTACGCAATCATATTACCATAAAAACCATATGCGGCATCATCAAAATTTGTACCGTGCCAGTGTGCTTTATGCCTTTCCAAAGTAAATTCTACTTGATTGAATTCATATTTGTACAATGCATCAACACGACTAATAGTACCGGCTTTTCCATTATATACACTTTGTGGACTAACTGGAATAGTTTCATACAATTCGCACAAGTCCTGTAGCTTTGCTTCTTTAGCAAACATTTGCCCGTAAGTTGCAGGATATTGTCGGGCTAATCCTACTTTAGTTTTATGATGATCGATACTAGACCATTTTTTCTGACCTAAACCATTTCGTGTCATTGCGCTGTATGCCGGTAATCCTGCACTTGCGTTGGGAATAGTATACGATGCATATTTTGCATTAAGATAATTATCTGCATCGACTTCACTAATGAGACCATGCTTACACAACAACGCAAACATAGTAAGCCCATGCTGTGTATCGTAATTATAAAGATCACCTTCAACATCTGCAACAAAAGCCGGACTAGTAAGTGAAGGGTTAAAAACAGGCAATGTATTTGATATGTGTGTTAACACCAAATCTCTTTGTGCAATTTCATCAAACAAATAATCCTTAAGTGCTGTATATCCTGAAACACCAAAATCATTAGTACTAAATTTCACACCTTGCGCCTTAAGCTGATTCAATTCGGTCATGATTTTGGGATTCTGTTCAGCCAATTCAATAAGATCAGTAATCTTTTTTGGTTTACGCTGAACAAGATTTTTAGCATCTACGGGATTGTAGATTTTGCTAATGTCAATTTTTTGACCTTTTGGGATTTTGAGTTTCATGTTTACTCCTTAGAGTTGTTAATATATACGTATGATAATACTAAATCCATTTAACGTCAACCTTTTTAACTAACTTCTGTACGCCCGTTACCCAAATCTTTAGCACGGACCACACGCATTTCACTAGCCATTGTACGATTCTCCGGATCAGCTTGTTGCTGTTCATAGAGTTCTAGTGCGACATTACGACATACTGTTTGAAACCAACGTTCAACAATTATTGTATCATTATCATCGTCACGGATCTTAAATCCAGCTTTAATTAAATTCAATACAAACTTGTCATTCCAATCTAATTCAAATGCACCGGTGTTAATATCGTATGGATCTAATTCCATTTTAAGAATATTAACATACGGCATGCCTTCTTTAGTTGCCTTTTCCTTATCAGATAGAACACTATCTTCTTTTTTCTTTTTACTTTGTCGTGGTTTCTTTTCCTGCACTGGCTTTACAGGTTCTGGTTTTTTAAATAAGTTTTTTATTTTGTCAAACATTTATATCTTTCTAGTAATTTAAAGCTGGCTAAGTTTTTAGCTTTGCTTTCGCACATCATATCAAATTTATCGATAAATGTCAATGCCCAATCGTTAACTGCTTCGTTCCAATAGTAGTCACTATGTGCCCGAAGTTTCTGTTTACTGTATCCTGATTCAATCAACGCACCATGATCGGGTAGTTGTGATCCGGAATGCCCGACAAGTACATCTTCACGACTGACGGAGTAATGTAAAGTAGGCCTAATACCGCGCCAACTATCAATAACCTTTTTAACAAGGTCATCATTACAGTCAATATAAGTTCCTTCTCTAATCCAATTGTGATGGATGTCCATGACCGTAGGTACGAGGTCAGATAATGATAAGCAGTCAGTAAGTCCATGTGTGTATTCCTCATTCTCTAGTGTTAGTGTGTTTCTCGCTTCTGGCGATAATCTATTGTACACCTCACGAATGCCTTGTGGGCCTTTACGTCCTGAGATATGTACATTTACCTTGAAGTCTTGAAATGATTTTCCATAGCCCATCATACGAACCATGTCACAATGATATTCAAATTCTTCAATACTCTTATTTACTACTTCTTCACGGTCACTTGCTAAAACTACAAACTGATCGGGGTGAAAACTTAGACGAACATCACTAGCACGTGCTGTCTCACCAATTGGTGCAAACCAATGTGCCAAACTGTTTTGTACATCAGTACTTTGCCAAAAGTCTTTGTACTCATCTAGTGTATAAAAACTAAGCATATCACTAGTAAGACGAACCATACGTAGTTGTGGATCAAGTGTAGCAACACGTTTAACAAGATTGTGCGTATTCATAATGTTGCGTTTTGCAACATCCATAATCTTTTCTTCTACAACACTACGACTATTACGCTTTGCCCAAGCATGAGTTGTGCCGCCCGTGTTAAGACCTTCGGCTGAAACAATCTCACCCTTCTTGTTAACTTCTGCCCATTTACAAGCGAAACCGATGCGTTTGACTGACTGATTTGTGTACATAGATAGACCAAAATGATAAATAATACATATAGTGTAGCATACCTACGCAATAAAGTCAACTATTTACGGATACCATTATGAGAATAACAGAAATATTAACCGAAGCCGCAAATCCAGCACAGCAAGCCGCCATTGCTATTCATAAAAAAGAGGAAATGGACGAGGGCGAGAATTGGTCAAAGTACAATCACAAACGTGTAGGTGGAATGAGTAAAAAATCTGTAAGTAGTTATCGCCGCAGCCATCCTGGTAGCAAGATTCAAACAGCAGTTACAACTAAACCAAGCAAGATTAAAAAGGGTAGCAAGGACGCAAAGCGCCGTGCTAGCTTCTGCGCTAGAATGCGTGGTATGAAGAAACACCGTACAAGTGCTAAAACAGCACGTGATCCAAACAGCAATATTAATAAGAGTTTGCGTAGATGGCATTGTGAATCCATTGAACAAATGCAAGAATTAGTAATGCTAGCAGAACAATACATTAGGAACCACAAGAAATGAATTTCAAAGAACTATTCGAAGGCGTAGAGCCAAAAATGCCCGGCGCACCTAGTGGTATCCAAATTATGACACCTCAGCAATTCGTTGCTAAAGCCGGTGATGAAAAAGAGGTTGATGAAGCTACTAAATTACCAGCAAGTAGTCGTGAATTTGGCGGTGATGAGTTCCAAGACTATATGAAACGTATTGTCGGTACTCCTGATACAGACAAAGCAGGTAATGTTAAGGTAGATAAAAAGGGCAATGAAAAGTATGTGTCTGGTAAAACAAAAACAGACAGATACAAAATGCCCTACATTCACCGTAGTAGTGTAGTTGAATACTTAGGTCCAGATGGTACAACATATGATGAGGATGCTGTTAAGAAAACATTGGCAATTCGTCCTAAATCATTACTAAAACAAAACGAAAAGATGAAGCATAGTAACGGAGAGTTTGAACAATTCTTTAACGTTGGTTTTGCGGCATTAACAGGTATTGCATTAGATGAAGATACAAATAAACTAATCATCGTTAATACATGCCCGGGAGCTGGTTCATGTAAAATAGATTGTTTTGCTATGAAGGGTGGAAAAATTCAATTTAAGAATGCATGGCAAAGTGACGGAAGAATATTAACATATCTATTGAATGATCCAGACGGATTCTTCAATCAATTAAGTAGTGAGATTAGCAAAGAAGAACAAGCTGGTCAAAAGGGTGATAAGAAATTCCCTAAAGGTTGGCAAACTACTATTCGTTGGCATGATGCCGGTGATTTCTTTAGCCCGGAATACTTAGACTTAGCATTGAAGATGGCCGCAAAGCATCCTGATACCAAATTCTATGCTTACACAAAGATGGCTGGTGCCGCATTAGGTCAGAAGCCACCTAACTTCATTATCAATTGGAGTGAAGGTGCTCATACATCACAAGAGAAACAAGTTAAGGCAAGTGATGCTAACTTAGATAAAACTAAGAACAGTCGTATTGTTCCAGATGACTTGTTCCAAGATTTATTAGTTAAGGACGAAAAGAAAAACTTAGTTAAGGGGTCAGAAGGCCAATGGCAAGTACAACCTGATAAGTTACCTGAACTAAAGAATCGTCTTGCAAAAGAGTATGGCTTAAGTGCTAACTCTATCCTAGACTATAATCAATACATGGCTAAACGTAAATCAATACCAGCCGGTATGAAGTATAATGTTATCGTTGCACCTGGTGAAGGTGATATCAGTGCTAATGATCCTAACATTATTTCTACATTATTATTGAAACACTAATGCGTGACTTAATTCAGTTACTTGAGGATAAGTCAAAACCCCAAGATATAGAAATCATTCAGCTTAATTTTGAGCCAAAAGAACTAAGTCCGGTTTTGTCGGTAGACACTATAGACTTACATTATGGCAAGTTAGCACATGGCTATGCTGAACGATATAACAAAGATATTGGAGATAAAGAATTCAACTATGCAGGTGCATTCTTACATAATACATTGTTCCCTCAGTTCCGTGAAGTAAGAAATAAAAACAATCCAAACGGCCCTATGATGGGCTTTATTAACAAACATTTTGGCTCATACGATAATATGAAGTCACAGTTTGAAACTGAAGCAATGAAGATAGAAGGTAGTGGTTGGGTATATTTAGCAACTGATGGTAAGATTAAAACAATTAAGAACCATGAAGTACGCAATGATATATTGTTATTAGTTGATTGGTGGGAACATGCGTGGATATTAGACTACGGTGCTGATAAGAAAAAGTATTTGGCTGAACAGTGGAAGATTATAAACTGGAATGTGATTAACACACGCTGGGGTAAGAGTCTATGAACATAGATCAACTTAAAAGACTTGCCGGCGTAACTGATTATAGAGGAAAACCCACATCTGCTGTGCCCATAGACCGTAGTAAGATTACTGCAAAGCCGGGTACTGATGAGTGGTTCAAAGCAATGTTCCCTGTTAATGATTTGCAAATGCCAGTTGGGTTTAGGGGTCGCAAGAAATGAGAGCCAATGAATTTGCAGTAGATGAGGCTGCAACAGGACCAGCCTTCAAAGAAATTGCCGCGCATTTAAAATCACTAGGTTACAAACATATTGGTAGTGGGGCTGATGCAAGAGTATGGGCTAAAGATACTAGTCATGTGATTAAAATATTAATGCCAGATGATCCTAGTGGTCACGCTGAAAAAGTATTTAAAAAGTTTTACGAATTCTGTGAAAATCATCCTGAGATTTCTTGTTTACCTATATTTAATGAAATGAATACAATCGATATTGCCGGTGAGGATTACATACAAATTGACATGGAACATCTTCAGCCTATTAAAAAGAACAGTGTTGAAGAAGCAATGGTCTGGATATTAAGTGACTATGCTGTTACAGGTGAGACTTGGCAACAAATCTTACCTTCACTAACTGATCCTGAAACTTGGAAATTCTTCTCTAGCCCAATATCATCTAAAATGGCTAAACTTATAGATAATGCAATGACACATAAAGGTGTCACTTTTTATAAGACCTATGCTACCTTGTTTAATGTAATGAAACTATTATATCAATCAGGCAAAATAAACAAATTTGGTTGGGACTTGCACACCGAAAATGTCATGCAACGTAGTAATGGAGAATTAGTTATAGTTGATCCCTGGTTTGCTAATTCTAAAGGATCAATATGAGAGCAAAAGAATTTATAACTGAAGGAACACTTAGTGTTGATGTGCCTAATGAAGAATGGCTAAACGATGCTATTGCGTATGCCAAGCAAAAAAGTCCTGATCGTAATGGTTTACCCTACATGGGGAAGACAACTGCTACTGTCAGAAAAGTTGAAATTCCTGTTAACTTACTAAGACAAATACCTGGTATGCGAAACGAACAACAAAATGTTCGTCAGGGTGATCTTATTGCAATTATGAAAATAATGAAGGACACTGGCAAATTGCCAATACACAGTCACTCTAATGAAGAATACAAGCCTTTTATCAATGTGGCCTATGATGGCAGTGCTTGGGTAAACGAAGGTAATCATCGTATCATGGCTGCACATAGATTAGGATGGAAAGAATTACCAGTAGAAATTAGTTACTTTGACGGCGGTGAACGAATAAAGTCTGGCCCAATGTATCCAGGCAAGATTGGTTTAACTTAAACCTTAAGTAACTCATCCATTGTATACAGATTACGCATATAGGGCGATACATTTTCTAGTACACTTCTAGCAATATCACCCTTTCTTCTTGGCCCGTATTTTACTTCAAAATCAACGTCATTAACTTTCTGAAATAAATCAACAATCTCTTGCACAGTATATCCCACACCGTGACCAAGTGATTCAACACTATTGCTTGGCTTTTCAATTGCTTGCATTAATGCATCACAAATTTCATTCACGTGTACATAATCACGCACACATGTACCGTCATCACTAACATCATAATCATTACCAAAGATTGTAAACTCACCTGTCTCTTTAGCCTTCATTAGATTGTACATTAATCCATCGGGGTTAGTAGGTGCCACGACGGTGCTCCCGATAACATTATAAAATCTAAAGATTGTATATGGTGTTGGACGATGGATTGTACAAAATTCTCTGACAACATCTTCTGCCGCACGTTTGCTGATACCATAAGCACTTTCACAATTAACTGCGGCACCTGTACTTGCAAAGATAAAGTTTTTAGTCTTTATCTTGTTAACTATATTCATTGTGCCATTCAAATTAGTGATATAGTATTTGATTGGTTCTATTTCACTCTCACCTACATTAACTAATGCCGCTAAGTGAATAACCGCATCATATTCTTGATCCAATGTAAACATTCTGCGAATATCAATGGTATGATGCTCATTAACTTCAAGTTGCGGTTGTACTATATCCAAGCCATGAACTTCATATTCATCTTTCAACATTTTAGTAAGATGTGAACCTATGTAACCTGAGTTACCTGTAATTAAAACTTTTTTCATAATCCTTCAAACAGACTTAATGCTGTTTCTTCCTCTACTGGTTTGTATGCTGGGTCTTTACTAAGATAGGTGTCACTATCTGTATAGCAAACGTTCAAAAACTTATATTTGTTTGCCAACACACTTTCAAAATCTTC